TAAAAGACTGCACCGTTTTCCATGATAGCATGAAATAATAAAGCACGCCCAGTAATACAGGTAACGCCGAAGATAATGCAGTCCTCAACTTCTCCATGATGTTTTTTAAGGTCATATAAATACTCTCTCCTAATTTGTGCGTATTCTACAGGTATATTTCCATTTAAATAAGCCATAATTTAACCTCATTTTATTGTACCCCAGTTAGGACCAGATTCATAGTCCACTTTGTTCTTAACCTCAAGAGGTATAGTTTGTTCCATTATTTCTTTAATTAATTTTGCTTCGTGGTCCGTGGTTGAAAAACAAAGTTCATCGTGAATTTGTATATGAGGTATTATACCTTTTTCATAAAGATCTACCATAGCCCTCTTTGTCATATCTGCAGCAGACCCTTGTATCAATTTATTTAAAGCTTTGTAAGTGAATGCTGGTGTGTAGTGTTTGTCAAAGTGTTCTAACTTTTCGTCTACTAACTCTTTGTACTTTTCCATTTGTTCTAATTTATAAGCGTCTATGGCTTGTTCTTTGGTATACAAAGGCACCTCATCAAATCTATTTATCTTAGGGTTCCATTTTTTGTCAGTGGTTTCCCACTTATTAAACCTGCAGAATCTATCACCTAACGTAAACAATAGTCCTTCTGTTTTTGCAAAATCTGATAAAGCATAAGATAGTTGCTTAACAAAAGGTACTTTACCGTGATAAGTTTGAAATAGTTTGGTAGCTTCCATAGGTTCTAAATTTAATTCTTTTTGTAGTTTTATTTTACCCATACCATAGAACAAACCCAGGTTAATTACTTTAGCTTGTGATCTTGGTATGCTTGCCATGTCTGCAACAATTTGATGAAAGTCTGCATCTTCTTTGTCAAACTCTTCCTGTAAACCATCGGTGCCAGGTAGTCCTAGCTTAATTGCATAGTGTACTACAATACGTGGTTCTTGTTGTGAGTAATCAAAGCTGCCCCATTTAGCACCCTCTTCAGGTATGAATAACTCTCTCATCTTTTTACCAATATAACCTTTTGATGGAATCTGTTGTAAGTTAGGATTACTCATAGAAAATCTGCCAGTTACTGTTCCACCACCATCACCTCTTATCTGATTGATGTCAGCATGTATTCTACCATTGTGGACAAAACTTAATAGGCCATCTACAAATGTACTTTTAGCTTTGTCACATTCTCTAGCCTTGGCCACCATTCTTAAAAATCTATTCTCATGTGTACGCAAATAATCTTTTGGTAATTGTGGCATCTTAGATTTAGGTGTTGTTTTATATTCTTTAATCTTTTGATGATCCAATAAATTTTTTATAGAGGCTGCTGCCCAAATTTGTATATCTAAACCTGTTTTGTTTTTAATAATATTAATTAAATTATTTTTTCTTTTCTCTAACTTTTCTCCAAACAGTTTAGCTTTTGGGGTATCTATCTTAACGCCCTTGAATTTCATGTCAACCAGGCAAGGAAATAATTTTGTTTCTAATTCAAATATATTTCTACAAGTTTTCTTTTCATTATTTTCTGGTTTAGTATATAATACCTCGTCTAATTTTTTATTAAATAGCTTCCACAGACGTAAAGTTAAATTCACATCTTGTTTTGCATATTCTTTTACAACAGACGCAGGCAGTTTATGCATGTTAGTCATAGGATCTTTTACTGTTCCGCCTGACCATGCTAGTGTTTTTTCTTGTAAATCATATTTATATTTTTCATCTTTTAAATAATCTTTTGAAAGAGAATCCAACGAATATTTAAATCTAGTCTCATCAACTACAGATGCTGCAATCATTGTATCAACAACTCTACCTTTCATTTTCTTACCAGTAACAGCTCTTATCCAACACACATCATACATTGCATTGTGAAAAACTTTAGTAATTTTTTCATTTTGAAATATCTTTTCGTTTAAAGACTCCCAGATTTTTAATTTTTTATCTAATGTTAATTCTGTATCTGCATGACTCAATGGAAAGTATGCAATGTCTTTGTCGGTTGCAACTGCAACACCACAAACAAAACCATCGCCTCTAATTGCGCCTAACCCTTTTGATTTTAAATTAGGATCGTATGTTTCGATATCCACTGCTACTGTATCTATACCTTCTAAGTCTAAATCCTCTGGTGTGTTACACATTGTAATCCCTTTCAATTATTATTTCTAAAAAATGTATTGCTTTCAATATGTCTTGTTTCTTTCCCTTATCACGATGTCTTATAATATATTTTATAGCACACCCTTCCGGATATAACAATTCATTCTCAACTACAAACTTACTTGGTTGAATTTTATATTTTTGATAGTGGCTGCCGCCGTGCTGCTTGTCCCATACTTTACTCATTGTCTTACTCCTAGTGTGTATTGTTTTTGTGATGCGATTGTCCAACAATCAATTCTTCCTCTACTGTAACCCACATACTTTAAACGAAGTTGTGTAAAATAGTCTTCCCTTCTTGTTGCAGTTAAATCAACAATAACATTATCAAATGTCATACCTTTTACCTTGTGTATGTTTCCATACTGAACTCGACTTACTTCTTCTACATCAACACCCTCTCTGATTAATTGTCGAATAAATCTAACTTGCTCTTCATTTATTTTACTTTTTATTCGAGTGTCTAAAAAGTCAGTAAATTCAAGGCTTTTTTCATATAAATAACCTTTGTCAATCATCTCTTGAATTGTGTATTCCTTATCAATCCATTCTTTAAATGTTTCCTTTCCTTTACCTCTCACAATAGTTTGCATACCCATATACTCCCAGAAATATTTTACTTGTCGTAATGATACAGGTTTACCCTTTACAAATTCTGGCCAGTTTTTATGACATTCAAATTGTTTTTTGGAAACAAAAGGATTGTTTCCCACTGCACAAAAATTAATTCCATTTCGTAATAAGAAAGCTCTTGCCCATTTGTGTGAAGGGTTGCCTCTAAATGTAAATAAAAAACTTTCTTTTGTATTTTTTATTTTATCTAATAATACTCTCATATGAGAGCAGTCTGTTATATAATCAGGTAAATAATAATGATGACCTATTATATCTTTCGCAGGTTTCCATATTCTTTTATAATCATATTCTTGCCAAATAGGTGCTATAATTTTTTTACATAATTCATTTATTGTTTTACCACATCTAAGTCCTTGTTCTAATTGCTCGGCATCCTTAGAAATCATGTGAAAATAATTTGCATCAGCTCCAGCCCATTCAAAAATAGTTTGATCTGGATCCCCTATCATAATAAATTCTTTTGCATTGGTTGCGATTTTTTCTAAAGCTTTTCTTTGTGGAACGTTACTATCTTGTGCTTCGTCAACTATTAAAACATCTATGTCTGGTATTTTAACATTTGAATTGTTGAACTCTTGAATCATATCTTCGTAGGCTCTAACTTGTTCGTTTGTTTTATATTCTGTGAACCATTTAATCATATCATTAATAATTTTTAAATCTTTGTAAGTTTTTAAATTACCTTTTTGTTTTAATATAAGATAATATTCTTTAGTGGTAAGCCCTCTTCCAATCGCACCCTTCACAAATCTATAAAAATCGTGATCTTGAGAGACATCTTCTTTCACATCATGGTATTTAAATTCTTTGTGCATCCTACAAAGATTTGCATGGTCTTCATCTTTAAACAAAGATTTTTTAATTAATTTACTTTGACAATATTTATGTATTGTACAAATTCTATTTTCAAAAAAATTTTCTTCTAATTTCATATCTTTTACCTGTTGTAAATCTTCTATAGCTTCTCTAATTTCATCAGCAGCTACGTTCGTATGTGATAATAAAATTATTCTTTCTGGTGAATATATTTTTAAAAGTTTTTGGTATTTTTCTTTTAAATAAACATGTGTCTTACCAGTTCCTGGAGGGCCAACTATAAATTTAAGATTGCTCATGATTTATTTTTTTTACCTCCGTCACTTCTTCAAACTCACCTTCATGAATTAAATTAGTTTCATCTACGTTATAGTTTTCTATTTTATATGTAGAGCAAGAGTGCTCTTTGTATTTACCTCTGTATTTTTTTGCTTTGAGAACGTTTCTGCATTTTAAAACTAAATCTACTCTAGCCATACTTACTCTTTTCTTTTGTAAGTATTCATCAAATTTATCTAATTTAAATTCTAAACTTTCATTTTTAATATTGTAAAAAGGCATACCAAATAAATGTAATTCTTTTTTGTCTGTAAATGCTTTGTGTTCTGCGATAAAACTATCAAACCAACCAATAAATCGTAAGTCTTCGCTAGACTCTGGATCATAATCTTGAGACTTCCTGCGAGTCTCAAACTTAGCTATCATCATTTTTTCAAAGTCCATCTCTTTCATGTAGGGTAAAAATACTGCAGCTTGTTTCATTACTTCATTATAAAATATTTTTTTATTCATTAACTGTGGTCCCTCTACAGTTATATCTTTTTCAACTTTCTTGCCTTCTTCTGTCGTGTATATTTTTACAAAATATCTATCGCTTCCATACTCTGTTATTTCTCCAACGTGTTCTTGTATTTCTTCTGTCTTGTTTTCAATACCAATCCAACTAAATAATTTTACTATGTCTTTTTGTTCTACGTTTAAAACTTCTGCAAGTTTAGGAATTCCATATTGTTTTTCTGCTTTTTTACCTGTCGTTCCTTTTTCATTTCTTTTTTCAGCTTCAGTGTCATTGGCTTCAATTGCAATGTTGTGTACAAATTTATCTATTTCATCTGCTGTCCAATCTGTATTTTTAATTAAAGTTCCGGCCACTGCTGTGCAGTAAATATCTCTGGACCCAGCTGGAGGATATATAATTGTAAGTGCAGTAGATAAGGCTATCTTACCCACATCAACTTTTATATTTCCACTATACTCGTGAATGTTAGTGTAATCTGCCCATTCAACTATCTCTCCATTGTCATCGTAAGGTGACTCTGGAACTATTGTATATCTTTCTTTACCGCTTCTTAATTCACAAAGAGTTGCACCATGTGGAAACTTTTCAAAGTTTTTTTCAAAACTTTTGGGTAATATGTATTGTGTAAATTTGCAAGACCCTGTCCAAAGGTAATGACTGTTAGGATTGTTTCTTCTACCGTAAACGGCCCCACAGTCTTTTAAATAATGTGTTATAAATCTTCTGACAACAAAGTTGTCTATATCTAGATCAATGTGTTGATCTAATCGTAATGCTATCTGTGCTTTTGAGTGATTGTTTTTCCATTCTTCTTTCTTAAGGCTAAAATCGTCTTTCTTCCAACTGACCCTGGCCTTCTTTTGATCAGTGGGTATTATTACGTGACCAAGATTAAGCCAATCTTCATAGGTTATAGGTTTTGTATTTATCTTATCATTCATAAATTAAAAGTGGGCGTATCCACTCTCGCTTCGACGCCCACCACCTAGGATCTTATAAATTTAAAGATTTTTTAGTTTGTTCTTGTGCTTCGGGTTTAGCCTCTATCTCACCTTTACCTACACTTGTTGCAAAAGATTTAGCCATGTCATAGATTCCCTTATCTTCAACAGGGCCAACCTTAGACACATCCCAACCAAACCATGTTCCTTTGTCGTTAGACATCTGAACGGTTGATAGTTTATAAATGTGGCTGTATGTAGGCGGTGTAAATAAACCATTCTTACCTTGCATTTTCAAACCCATCATCATTGAGTTCCATTTTCTACTCACTTTTAATTGAGTAGATTTCATAGAAATCAAAGCAGTTTCTGGGCTATCACCAACAATGAGTACAAAGTGACTAGCAGTATTATCTAAATAGTTACC